GCGTGATGCGACGTTATTGGTGGGGTACGCTTCACGAATGAAGTTCACGTCCTTGTTCAGGAGGTAGTGATACTCACCCGTTGCGTCGATGACCGCCAACGAGTAGCAGTACAAGAAGTCAGAGGGGATTTGGAGGTACGCATTGCCAACCGACATTGCGCCCGTGACGTTCTTGCGAAGCGCGGGAATCTGCACCGTGTTGTAAATCTTTTGCTCGGCCTGCTCCGTGAACATGGCGAGTTCCGTCGGCGAGAACTCGTTCTCGCAGATGTCTTGGATGTTGACGCACAACTCGGTGTAGTTCATGGCTACCTCACGCCATTGGGCCTCGGCACATCACGCCCTTGGTGGCCGCGCCAGCGCCCCGCATGCGGATACCGCTGGTCTTGGTCTCGGGGTACGGATCGGCCCGCTTGTTGCCAGCCACCGTGCGAGTGTTTTTCAAGTCTTCCTTGACGGACTCTACGCCCGCTTCGGCCATCTTGAATGGTTTGATTTTTCCAGACATGTTCGACTCCTTACGTTGTCACTACCGTTACTGTACCAACTTGTCCCTGCGCAACCAAGTTGTTTGGTGTCAAGCCAGCATCATAACTACGAGAACCACCCACGGGGTTCCAGCCCCATTGAATGTTTCGACTTCCTTCGCCGATCGAGCCATCGGCTAACACCCCCGACTGCACGTAGGTATTGTCAGGGCGCGGATTGCGCAGCGCCTGTGGATCATCCACTGGGTACATACCCAACTGCAACTGCGGCTGATCTGGCTCCCAGCACTCTTTGCACACCAACAAGTTGACCTGCTTGGTCTTGATGATCAGCGTGCGCAACTCGCGCAGGCGAAATCGAAACCCACAGCGGTCGCAGATCGCAATAGCGATCTTGTTGGATGCGTAGCGATTACCCATCAGCCACCCCCGATGTAGGAGCGGCGCGGCACAAAGCGGATCGCGGCTTTCTCTCTGTCCTCTCCAGCGGCGTAGTCAAACTGTTCGTCATACTGCGCCTTGAGCATGGGCACGCGCTCGGCCAACTCAGGCACCTTGGTGGCGATGTGGTACGCCAAACCTGCGGTCAGCGCAGGCAGGAAGCGGAAGTTGGCATCGGCGGTCTGGATACCCGCCCCAGCGTCTTGGATGCGGCGCATGCGCCAGTACTTGAAGACGTAGTAGGGATTACCCTGAGTGCCTTGGTCGGGCACGGGCCAGACCACGATCTTGGGCGCGTCGCGCAAACGACGAACCCAGACCTGAATCGGGCGAGCCTGCTGCAACTTGTTGGGGATTGTCGCGTAGGTAGAAACACTGATACGCGTGATCGACAGATCGGACTGTGTGGACACATTGCCTGCGCCCGTGCGAATCACATGGTCGAGCAGGTCAATGGTGTCCGCAGGAAGATCATACTCTGCGGTGCCTTGAACGAGGTTCACTGAGCCCTCGTCAATCGTCCACATGTTGATGCCACGGTTTTGCCACTCGATGGTCATCAGGTTCATCGAGCGTCGGGCAGTACGCAGGTCGTAGCCAGTGCGCATCTCGCGCCCGGCTCTTTCCCACGCCTCCTCGGCGATCTCGGTGAACTCAAGGTTGAAGTCTGTCGTGCCAGAAGTTGTCATTACCGATACCCCGCTGTCTTCTTGGCGATGTTTTTGGGCTGGGCCACGAACTGCTTGCCCTTGGCCTTGCCAGCACGCTTGGCGCGGGTTGTGGCGGCATATTCGGAGGGACTGAGTGCCTTGATGGCCGCTTCAGGCAAATACCGCTCCCCCGTCTTGCTCGACGGTTTGCCGGACTTGGTACGCCATTTCTGGTCAGTCCAGTCCTTGAGCGATTTCTGAGGCGACTTCAATCTCGGTACCCTCCGCCTTTGGCCTTGTATTGCTTGGCCAGCAGTTGCGCTTTACGGGCGCTCCACTCGCCAGCCCCGGTGCCTTGCACGGCTTGGCCTTTGATTTTCTCAAATAGCGACTTGCGCATGCCCGGCTTGGTGTAGTTGCCAGCCGCATTGACCTTGCCGCCCTCGGCGTACATGGTGAACTGATCGCCATCCTTGCGACGTGCCATCACGCCGTTGTTGTCGAACTTGTCCCCGTCCTTGCGGCGCATGGTTTTGCCGCGAGGCATTTTGTCCTCGCGGATTGCTCCCATGCCTCGGCTGGTCATCATGGTTACACCATCTTGCAGTTGGTGCGACCGCGCTTGGCAACGCCGTCGGCGCGAGCCGAGACGGAGCCACCCTTCTTGAAGGGTTTGGCCGAGCCGCCGTCAATGTCCTGCGGTACAGGCATGCCTTCACGGAACATTCCGTCCCCTTTGGGGGCGGCTTTCTTCTGCATGTTGGCTTTGGCGGCGTTACGACCATCGCGGCGCATCATCATGCTTTCTTTGGGTGTGCCGCGCTTGGGTGCAGCAGACCCGCCGTCGATGTCTTGTGGGGGCGACCCCATCTCAGCGGTGTAGACGCGATCTTTCATTTGCACATCCCGCCTTTTTTGTACATGCCGCCAGCAGCCATCTTGATCTGCGCGGCTTTGGTCTTGCCCTTCTTGGCAACACCGTCAGCGTCCTTGTGGCCAGCAGCCAGACCACCAGAAGCCATCTTGACCTTGCCACCGGACTTCAGACCGGCATGCGCCTTGGATGCGGGCTTTGCAGCGTGCTTAGCCAGCGCGGGAGGCATGCCTTTCATGCCCTTCATGTCTTTTGTAGCCATAGTGTCACCACCTTTTGAAAATTTGCGGCCCTTGTCCGCTTGGTTGAACTCTTTACCCACGGATTGTGGGACGCCTGCTTTCTTGGCAAACGCTGGGCTGTGGGCCACCGCCGCCATGAAATTGTGTTGCTTCTTGCTAGTTGAGGGCACTGCGCTGCTCCTTCATGTAAGCATCCAGTTTTTCCTCCAGCCGATCAAGACGAATGAGCACCCGATTGATGTCGCTGTGCACGTCCGCTTTGGTCACGTACTCTTTGGCAATTTCTTCCCGAGTGCGGTTGAGCAAAATTTGAATGCGCTTCGTCTCGTCGTGCATCGACTTGACCCAGAACAGGATCAAAGCGGAGATGAACGAAAGGGCGGCGTTCCATAGCATCAGTTCCATCTGCTCACCTTCAGCAGTTCCACGCCCGCAGGCTTTTGTTGATACGAGAGTCCGGGTCTTTCTTGGCCTTCTCGCCTGTCAACTTCGCCTTCATCCCAGACATTCTGGCGCAGAAGGACGCACGGCGTCCTGCATCTGCCTTGGTCTTGGGCTTGGGGGCTGGCGGCTTGAGGTTCATGCCCTGCTTTTTGGCAGAGGCGCGGCCTTTTGCGTTGAGCCCACCCTTGGGGTTTTTCCCCTCGGCGCGTTGCCATGCTGGCGACTTAGCCATAGAAGACCGTGATCGAACTCACGTTCGTCACGTCCACATAGACATCGGTCTCAAACAACACACCCTCAGCAGGGATGGCGACGTTGAAAATCTCCGCCAGTGCTGGGGTGTTGATTGTGACCTTGGCTGTGCCACCGGAGCCGCCATCCTTCAGCACAACCGAGCCTGCGCTTGCGGAGCAGGTGATGGTCATCGCTTTGATGCGAGCCCGGGCACCTACGAGGGTGCCATCGTCAGTGCGCGTGGCACTTCGGACATCGGTTTGAACTGTCATGGCGACCTCCGATTAGGCGTCAGCGAACGGAGTAGCAACCGAGCCAGAGCCCAGCAAAATGCCGGTGACAAAGTACTTGTTGGCTGCGACGGCAGTGATCTCAACCCACGAACCAGCGATACCGCCAGTGGTAGAGCCGTCAAGGTTGATCACGTCGTTGGACGCGCCCGGAGCGAAGCCTGCGACAGCGCCGCTGGAGTCGGTGTCCACCATCAGCAAAGAGCCAACGAACTTGTCGGTGCCATCGGTCTTGATGGCTACAGCAGTAGCGGCGGTCTCGATGTAGATGCGGTAGGTCGCACCGATGTTGTTGAGGGTGTTGGGGTCAGCGCCGGGGCCAGACGACACGGGATCAGCCGTGGCAACGATGGCGGGCAGCGTGATGATGAGCGTCGCGTCGTTGGTGCGCAGAGTGCGACCAGCGTTGTCAGCAACGGTCAGGGAGAGAGTATTGGTGCCGTTGGGGGCATTGGTGACGGTGTTCGGGCCTTGGGTGTAGAAACCGCCAAGCGAACGTACCGGGCCTTGAAAAGTAGTGCGAGCCATGATGTGTCCTCACATGCGAGTTAAGGTGCATCTGTCTGCATGTCGCCAGCCGGGCCTGTCAGATACACCGAGATTTCCCGGGATGTTTCAAATATACACGATTCGGCAAAAAAGAAAAGGGGCCGAAGCCCCTTTTCTCTGCCTGTTAGGCACCGGGAGAGCCAAAGGCAC